AGGATGGTCGAAGCTTTTAAGGCCTCTTCCTTTCGGTCGTTGATCCCCTTTTCTACGAACTTTGCAGCTTTTAAGCGCAAGTCCTGATAAGGAGACGGGAAAATGGATAACCCTGCACCTGCAATTAATTCAGATGCATTTAGGGTGGATAAATATCCAATCCATTTCGCGTGCCAACGTACCGACGTACGAGGGAATTTTGGGTGTGAAGAACCCCCATGCTCAGGATCTGCCCCTATAGGTATACCTAATAGGTACGCAGCCTGCTGCATTCTCCACAACGGGGAAAATTCCCAAAGCCCTGCCGAGGCGGGTTTACCTTGGACGTGGTTCTGCTGGACAACAGTCAATGACTGATTCACCCAGTTAACCTCGCCCTTGGACCCACCTGGCGGAGCTACCCAGTTGCTTAAGAAAGTAAACTGTTGGCGTCGGCCCTCATAATAGGGAACCTCGCAGAACAGTGCTTTCTTAGGGTGCCATTCTGTCTTATTTACAGATATGACACCACCCAATCGAGCCATTGCTGACTCGTAGGGCGCAACTTTATGCCGTGCAAAACCTGAGAATGCCGCATCGTCCCCTGTCAACATGCCGTCGAAGCGGTCATGCTTTGCACACTTAGCAGCATACGCTGACATAAGTGGCATAACAGGAAAGGAAGTCGGATCTCCCATCATGGCTCCAACCGTGGTCAATGGACCTACGGAAGGGCTAGAGAGATGCAAAAGCCAATCTCGGTATCTCCGGAGGTAGATCATACATTCATGTATGTTCACAACCGGTGTACGGCCCCGAACTGCAACGCGTTCCGCATTCCAGTCGGGTTCTACTACTCGCAAATATGCAGGTAGTATTGGGGCATCGGTGCTCCACCCCTCCGCCAAGCGATCGGCACTGTTGAATTGACCAAAATCATAGTCAATCTCAGCAATGTCAAAATCCCTATGCTGTGTTAACAACACAAGCCTCTTGGGACCGAACAACTTGTCGAAGTGGGGAAGAAAAACCTCGAGCCTCTTATCGAAGGGCACGAGGGCCTCGTAAACCTCCCTGGTTAACCAGTGAGGATGAAGGTCAGTCGCAAAGGACATGTCCTGGCTGTAAAAGCTAGACTTCCTGAGAAACCGACCACGAGGTTCACCACCGAAGCATTCCGACATGCGACAGTCTCGAACTAATAACGAGTCTATCACACGACGAAGCATCTGCTGCACAAGGTTGCATGCAGTCAGGGAACAGGTAGGAAACCGGGTTTTTAAGCCCTTTTCTCCTGCAGCGATGGGAAGCACTGGAACATGATCTATCAAGTCCAATGCCCACATACACCCTCTCTCGAGGGCGTCCTGATGGCCAGTTCCTGCGCCCAACGTTAATAACGTTGAATCGTAGGGTTCGCCTTCAGGCCCACCGTGCCTGGTATCCCGAATCGCTACCGATTTCGGGTCCCACTTATCTGACCGGATATGGTCAGGAGCTTTAAAGGGAAGGATGTCGAAGAATGATCTCCGATAATACTCCCTAGGCTCCTTTCCATGGAAAGAGTCTTCCCACGGTCTGATACCTTGCTTGAGGAAATATCCTATACAAGCTAGGTCAGACGCGGCCGCCACATGTCCTCCGCGAGCTCTGGAATATCCAAGAGCGGCGTGGCCGGACGGCGCAGTGCGAAGACTACAGGGCTCTTTAAGCCCGCCACTCAGTCGTGCAAATTGTGCTTCGACGAATGGCTTCCACTCCGGACAGTGGGGAACTGGCGTACTTGTCAATCTTTTGACAAGAGCCGGTATACCACTCCCTGTGGTTTTCCACGGGGCTGGAAGTGAACGGGCAGCGTATGAGAACGCTAAGCCCATCCACTTGGCCTTACAGGGGGATCCCAGGGCGTCTAACGGTCGATCGCGACCGAAATACCACCCTCGGAGTCCTGATGCTACTGCCTTCAACCTTGCAGCAGCTTGTTCTGGGTGCTCTATAAGAAACACCTTGAACCTCCTGATAGACCGACGATGGCCACTATTAAGTAACCACCGTCCCCCTCGTCTTTGGCATCTTTGCCGGATGACCTGGTAGGCCAACAGAAGTGCATCCCAAGTTGCACGCATGAACCTTAAATGGTTAAGCGTCCAATAGTACTTACTGCACGCAATTTTGCGTTCAGGAGTACACGTGCCTTCTTGGAAAACCGATGCGACTAGCTGGAGCATCTGCTCAGCATAGATCGCATCATTCTGCGGACCGCTCAAGCCGTCAATGGGTCTCGCCTCAAAATTGAAGCGATGCCCAGTGCCGATCAAAGAGCCATTCGCCCAGGTAAAACTAGTGGCATTAGCCATTAGCTCTACAGGCCGTAAGAAAAGAGGCCGTACTCCCAGTCCAATATGACTGCGGTAGTACGTCCCCTTAAATTTCTTACGTTCCTTTTCTGGGACAGGGCCCGAGAGGCCCTCCGATTCTGCTTGGATAATTCCTGGCACAACCGGGGTCTGAAAGGGGCCGTCCGAATTTCTTCGGGTTCCCTCCAGACACTCAATAGGTAACGCACCGTAACAAGTACTGTGGTCACCTTGGTCGTGACGGGCGATTCTTCGCCGCCACAACCGCCTCTGTTGGCTAGACAGAGACTTAAGATCCTTCTCAGGATCAAGGCCGCAAGGCCTATTCAACTCCATATTTGGTGTTG